GAGATTCTTTCTACTGTCAAGCAACTTATCAACTTGACTTCATTCTGTAAGAAAGTTCAGATTCCATTTGAGGTCTATGGATTTACTAATGACTGGATTGTTGCTGAACGTGCTATTCAGAAACAAGAGATGGATGATTTTGATTACTATGGTTACAAAAAAGATAAGTCTGTAAAGAATGAAGTTTACATCAACGATGATTGGTTTCACTTGGTAAACTTTATCTCATCTCGTTCTAATGGAAAAGACTATGAGCGTATGTGCAAGAACTTGTTCCGTGAAGCATTTTACTACAGAAACTACTGTGGTTATCAGTACACACTAGGACTTCAACTTTCTGGAACTCCTTTGAATGAAGCAATCGTTATGATGAATTACATCATTCCTAATTTCCAGAAACAGAATGATCTCCAGAAAGTAAATGTTTGCATCTTGTCTGATGGTGAAGCATGTACAACTGGATATGGTAAAGAGATCTATGACGATTACACAGATGAATATAAGGTTCATGTTCGTCGTCTTGATTGGTCAGCAGTTCTTCGTGACCGTAAAACTGGTCGCACTTATGAAGCGTTTGAGTATGACAACATTACCAACATCTTCATTCAACAGTTGCGTGACCGTAATCCTGCTGTAAATGTTATCGGTTTCCGTATTCTTGATGGTTCTTCACTTTCCAGTTTTGTTGGACGCTATGCATCTTACGAAGGTTATAGTGAAGTTCAAAAACAGTGGAAGAAAGAGAAGTCTGCTATCATCAAAAATCCAAAAGCCTTCAGTGCATTGTATGCTATCAATGGCAAATCATTGAACAAAGAAACTGAGTTCAATGTTGAGTCTGGTGCTAAAAAAGGTGAGATCTCCAAAGCATTCAAAAAGATGCTTGGTAACAAGTCCACCAACAAAAAACTACTCAGTTCTTTCATAGGGTATGTCAGTTGACAAAGTGGCACACAAGGGGTCGTCACTGACCCCACCACACCCTATAATATATTCATACACAACAAACCAAATCCTTTTTAATCCGATGCCTTTTGAACCTGTTCCTGTCACTACTGAAGATCTCGTTACATACCTTACTGATAAAGTAGGTGCCGAGGTCAATACTAAAGCTTTGTTCCAAGCATCTGAGCATTTCAATTGTTCTCTTGCTACTGTCAAGAAGAGACTCAAGTCTTACAAGCAAGGCATTGGTAAGTGGAATCTTACTGTTCAAGAAAAACTTGAGCAAACCTTCAATGCTCCTGCTGCATTGCCAGCAGTTGTACAAAACTTGATTCCTGCTAAGGATGATAGCTACGTTCCTTTTGGTAATTTTTCTGATGTAAAAAAAGTTATCCAGTCCAAATTGTTCTATCCAGTTTTCATCACTGGTATGTCAGGTAATGGTAAAACATTCTCTGTTGAGCAAGCATGTGCCTCTCTAAATAGGGAGTTGATTCGCGTTAACATCACAATTGAAACCGACGAAGATGATCTTATTGGTGGGTTCCGTCTTGTTAATGGTAATACTGTTTGGCACAACGGACCTGTCATTGAAGCTCTTGAGAGGGGAGCTGTGCTGCTTCTAGATGAAGTTGACCTTGCCTCTAACAAGATCTTGTGTCTTCAATCTGTTCTTGAAGGTAAAGGTATCTTCCTCAAGAAGATTGGTAAGTACATCAAACCTGCTGCTGGTTTCAATGTCATCGCTACTGCCAACACTAAAGGTAAAGGTTCTGATGACGGTAGGTTCATTGGTACTAACGTGCTCAACGAAGCATTCCTTGAGCGTTTTGCTCTGACTTTTGAGCAAGAGTATCCTACTCCTGCTACTGAAACTAAGATTCTTCTTCGTGTTGCTGCATCTGTTGGTAAGCATGATGAAGAGTTCTGCACTAATCTTGCTAACTGGGCAGACATCATCCGTAGGACTTTCAAGGATGGTGGTATTGATGAGGTCATCTCTACACGTAGACTTGTACACATCGTTCGTGCATTTGCTATCTGGAACGATCGCATGAAAGCCATCAAGGTTTGTGTCAATCGTTTTGACGAAGAGACCAAGCAATCTTTCATTGAATTGTATGATAAGATTGATGCTGACGTTAACACAGAGGAGACTGATGAAGAAAACTCCTGAGTTTCACGGATACATTGGACAAGTCGCAGCACTTAAAGACTGCGACTACCGCTCAGGAAAGATTCTGGGCGGTCATGGCTATAGACTTTTCATGCAAGCGATTGACGGAAAAGTTTTTCAATGCTATCATAATAATATTGACTTCATTTGGGACAAATGACTTTGAAATACAATGAAGATACTCTTCTAGAAGAGTTACGTGACTACATTATTGGAACCTATGGACAACATTACTCTGCTGGTAACGACAGCATTCAAACGTTAGATCTAATTGAAGCATGTGGAGACGCTGAGGCATTCTGCCGTAGCAACATCCTTAAATATGCTTCACGCTATGACAAGAAAGGAACTGCACGTAGAGACATTATCAAGATCCTACACTATGGTCTTCTCCTTCTTCACTTCTCTGACAAAACAAACGTTACCGAAACCTACAATCAATGAGCAAAGTTACACTATCCAAAAAAACACTTGATGTTCTTAAAAACTTCAGCACCATCAACTCTTCAATCGTCTTCCGTAAAGGAAGCACAGTGCGAACAATTTCTAATGCAGAAAACATTCTAGCAAAGTTTACTGGCGAAGAAGTATTTCCTTCTGACTTTGCGATCTATGATCTCAGTCAGTTTCTTAGTGGTATCTCCTTGTTCAATGATCCACAACTAGAGTTCACAACTTCTGACTTTGTGAATATCAAAGGTGGTCGTCAGTCTGCTAAGTATTATTTTTCAGATCCTGAGATCACTCTTAAGTCTGCACCAGAAAGGAATGTTAACTTTCCTGGTTCTGATATTCAATTTAATCTTACTGGTGATGACTTGATTGCTTTGCAGAAAGCATCTGCTATCTATAGTTTGCCTGATCTTACCTTCTATTCTGAAGAAGGATCTGATACCATCAAACTTATTCTTAGGGATAAAGAAAATGATACCAGCAATACTTACGATATCACCTTGCAAGGTACTAGCACTGGCACCTTTAGTCTTGATCTCAAGATTGAAAACATTCGTTTGTTGCCAGGTGACTATACTGTTAAGGTATCCAAACACTTAATTTCTGAGTGGACAAACACTGACGTTGACCTTACCTATTACATCGCACTGGAACCCTGATGAAACACATCCTTTTCACTTTGAAAGGTTGTACAAAAGATCTTCTTAACGATGAAGCATACGTTAGAGACATAGTATACACTGCTTCCATAAAGTCCAACTCTAAACTGTTGGCACTTCATTCACATCAATTTGATCCGCAAGGTGTAACGTGTATTGCTATGCTTGCTGATTCGCATATCAGCATTCACACATGGCCAGAGAAAGGTATGGCAGTGTGTGACATTTTTACATGCGGTGAGCATTGCCATCCCAAAAAGGGTGTAGAGTATATGCAGATGATGTTCAGTGCGGATGACATCATAATTAAATCATTTAAAAGACCACTTGAATGAATATTTTTGTTACAGATCCATCACCAACTACCTCTGCTAGACATCTACCTGACAAGCACATTGTCAAGATGCCTCTAGAAACTTGTCAGATGCTTTCTATTGTTTGCTCAGACAAGTGGGGTCATGGTTATGGTGATTTGCATCGTCTTGATGGTCAACCATACAAGACAGAGAAAGGTGCATTCCGTAATCATCCATGCACTGTCTGGGCAAATGATTGTCTAGAGAATACATGGTGGTTACTTGCTCATGGTCTTGCCTTAGCCAACGAATATCAATGGCGATATGGTAAGATTCATAGTTGTGAAAAGACACTAGTAGAAGCGACTAATATTATTCCTCCTGCTACGTATCCATACAGACCTAAGTCGTTTACATTTGCAGGTCCCGATGAGTTTAAATATGACACAAGCATTGACACTTTTACTGCTTACAAACGTTATATCGCATCCAAACCTTGGGTTGCATCTAATTATCTTCGTGACCCATCCCGCAAACCTGATTGGATTTGATTATGAGTAAAGAATTTTTGTGGGTTGAGAAATACCGTCCAAACAAAGTCAAAGATTGTATTCTTCCTGAGAGCACTCGTAAAGTGTTTCAGGGTTTTGTTGATCAAGGAGAACTACCTAATCTTCTCCTAACAGGAACTGCTGGTGTTGGCAAGACTACTATTGCCAAAGCCATGTGTGAGGAGATTGGTGCTTCTTACATTGTTATCAATGGATCTGATGAAGGACGCTTCCTTGATACCGTACGTAATCGCGTACGTCAGTTTGCTACCACTGTCTCTTTGACCTCTGGTGCTGCTCACAAGGTCGTCATCATTGATGAGGCAGACAACACTACTAACGATGTGCAACTGTCCT